CGATTAATGTTTCACTAGCTTTTGCCTTGTAGTTGAACCAATCATCAGCACCTTGTGCATGTTGGTATAATTCATAAAAGTTATTGTTCATTCCCATAGGTGTACCAATAAACACACAGTAACCTTTTCTATCTGATAATGCTGGTCTAATGATTTCTGGGAATAGCTTACTGTTTACATTTGCGTACTCATCAATCACGCATCCATCTAGATATATACCTCTTAATCCATCTGGAGACTCTGAGCCTAGCAAGGTGATACGAGAGCCATTAGGTAAATCTACACGCAGCTCTGTCTCGTTAAACTTGGTGTGGGGTATTTTGGCGGTAAACTGTTTCATGTAATCCCATGCAATACTTTTTGCTTGTTTGAAGGTGGGTGCAATGTAGGCATATCTAGGGTTCTTCTGTTTGGACAGTAATGCTGACCTAATTAAGTGGTTGATCATACATACTGTTTTGCCAAACCTTCTATGGCAAACTAATACATTCCATCTGTGCTTATCTATTTGTTTGTGTAAGTGAGCCTGGTGCTTTCTAGGTGTGTAGGGTATTTTAATATCCATTTTATTTTTTCAAAACAAAACAAGCAATATGTCTACCTGTTCCTTTTCCTTTTGATTTATCTTCTGTTGCTAACCATTTAACATCTCCAAGATTTCTTATTTCTGCTCCAGCTTTAATCATCATTAATACCCATTTATCTATAGGATAAACAAATACAACATCTTTGCCTTTTTCATGTTCAGCTATAGATTTTCTTACCCATGCTGTAGGACCTTTCTTTTTACCTTCATGTATTATTGATCCAAATGGTGGATTTACATAATTTGATTTACCCCATTCATTAGTCAATCCATCAAAATCTTCTGGTTTAGGATATGGACATGGATCGAAGTCAAACTTAAATTCATCATTAAGTTCTTTCATTAAATCATCTGGAGTTAGCCAATAATGTTTACCATCATCTCCATTACCTTTGTGAAACTTATTATCTTTAGGTTTTAGTTTTGAAGCCATATCTAGTGAACTGATTTGCTGTAATTATCTTCTCCAAAAGGTGTGTATTCAAATCCTATTTTCATCATGATGTAAGATGTAAATAGTTGTGCAGACTCATGGTTAGGCATACCAAAGAATTTGATTACAACATTGTTGGTTTTTTCTTCGATATAGCAAACACAATCTAGATCTTCTGATGAAAAGTAATTCATATACTAGATATAGTTTATTCTGTGTGGAATGAAAGCAAAAGGTGTGTGTGTATAAAGGTGTCCTCGAGTCCCATGTATATATATATAATAAACGCGTGGCGTTCTGAGGGGTATAGGGGGGTCAAGCAAATCAAAAAATCTGATCCTAGTCAGTAAATATATACATTTTAGTGTTTCGATAATAAAAGATTATCAGTAATAGATTAATAAATTCTTTTAATTGGTTGATGATATAGATAGGTCAACAATGCTGACCGATATTTAACGAGAACAACAAAAAATTTTCTATGAATTAGAATAGTAACATTTCAATCAATCTTACTTTTAACCTTCACAACAATTCAATTATATTTCCAGGTCCTATATTCCAGGATCTAATAGATAAAAAAAACCTACCAATTAAAATTAATTAATCAGTAGGTTTAATTGTTTATTATTATTTAATAATTATTATTACACCATTTAACAAGTTTATCCTTAACAACCATAAACTCTAATTTATCTTTTATTAATTTTTTAGCTTGAGCTACAAACTTTTTATCATCCATTAATAAACCTGGATTAATACAAGTTTCATTAGCTACCATATTAATTAATATTTCACCTTTAGACATTTTTTTTATCCTTTCATTAATTGTTTTTAATCTTTATATATCCAATTTATATATATACAAGTATTATTTTAATATTTTTTGGTTTGTGATATTATTACAACAGTGTTGCCAGGATAACACACATTAGAATTATTCTAATCTAACTAAAAAAAATATATTTTGTATATTGACTTCAATAAATAAATATATATTTTGTATAAATAAATAATAATGAAAGGTAATAATAATATGACAAGACAAAATAAAATAGACTTTATCATTAATGAAAGACAACAATCTTTTGTTAATTTTTTAGAATATGTAAACCCTCAAGACAAAGACTTTATAAAATCTTTAAGAGAAGAATATTCTAAAATGGATAATGAAGAATTAAACATTGAATTTAATTATTACTACAACAACTAAGAAAGGAAACAATAATGAATAACTTAGACTTAAATATATTTAATTCAAATTATGATCAAGAATATTCAATTGAAATTACTGAAAATTATGAAGGTGATAAATTTCATGTAGTAGTTTTTGAAACTGATCAAACACCTAATGAACATTTTGAAACAAAAGGTTTTGATACAGAAAAACAAGTATATGATTATTTAAAACAATTACAAAACAACAACTAAAAAAAACCAATAAACTTGACATTAATAAATTATACAATTAATATAATAGAAAAAACGAAAGGAAACAACAATGAACAAAGAACAAAAACAAATCAAGAAAGTAATAGACAAAGCATTTAGTCAATTACACGTTTTAAGTAATATCACATGGACACCTTATAGAGATGAGATATTTAACTTAAATAAAAAAGATGAAAAGCAACATAGATTTAATAGACCTTCAAGCGACTTTGAAGCATCAATAAATGATTGTGCAAAAATGTTTACAGTAAAACATATTGCGGAAAGTTTGTTAAATACTGAAAAATGGACAGTAAAAGATTTATTAAGAATTAAAAAATCTTGTTTATATTCTCAATCAGTTGTTGAAAATTACAAAGATAAAATTCTTGACGCATGGAAAGATCAAGATTTAAAACAACTTGCTAGTCTTGATTATATATCTTTGATTGATTGGAAACATTACACAGAAATATTAGAAAGAAGATCAGCATAATTAATAATAGAAAGGAAACAAAAATGAAAAAACCAATTAAAAAAGAAATAGAAAACTTTAAAAAATATGTATGGTCCTTCTATGGTAGAGGTGAAGGTTTATACAAAGATTTTTTTGGAAATAATCTAAAAATGAAAGAAGTTGAAAGAGCAATAGAGATTAGATTGTCAAATATGAAACTTGACTTTGATGGGGATAGTATCGACCGAGAAATAGTTAGAGATATTATTTTTAAAATGCGAGATCCTAAAGCTCAAACAGAACATGAGTTTAAATTTAAAATAGAAAGGTAAATATGAAAGCTAAAAACTACAAATCAATCACAGAAATATTGACAAAAAAATACCAATGTGAATTTTATTTATTCATGGATCTTGAAGATTGTGAAAATAGAATTAAACAAAAAAGAAAGGACCGATAATGAAAAAACAATACACATTTTGGCGTGATGTTAATAAGCGAGTAAGAGAGGAATGCACAATAGAAGCTAGTAGTTTAGATGAAGCTACAAAAAAACATAATGAAGGTTATTGTAATTATGTTGAGGTTGATTCCTTTGATGAGCATGAAATATTAGATGAAGGAACAATAGAAAACGAGGACCAACAATGACAGATATAAATTTTTATTGTTGCGTTGTGTTTTTATTTGTAACAATAGTAATGATTATAACAATCTAATAAGGAGGAAATGATGATAGTATATGGTAAAACACCTAAAGAATGGCGTAAAGAAATAGGTCTAAAGAGCTTATATTATAGAACAGAAATAGTAATATTTCTTATTGGTTTTATTTTAGGATCAGTAATATTTTAATGAAAAAACAAGTAACAAAAAATAATATAATTGAGTTACAAAAAGAAACATTAAGAAATATCTTGAGTAGTAAGGGTATTATTTATCGTTACTACTTGAGACATCTTCAGCGGAAACATCAATCAAATCATCTTGATTATCTTCCCACGAAATACGAATAGAACTATCCGATTTAACATTAAGATTTTGCTTTTCTTGAAATAAAGAACTGACTCTTGGAGCTAACCATTTCAAATAGTTTTGTTTCTCTCTTAAAAATAAGAGTTCCTCATTAGACATTTCAGTTACATCAGACGAGAAGATTGCTAACATTTTCTCAACCAATGTTTTTATACCTATCTCTTGAGCTTCGTTAAACTTCTCTTTAAACTTTGGATTTTGATCTAAGAACTTGTAAAAAGACATCAAGCTGATCTTTAAGGTGTCTTTGACTACGATATGGGGTATTCCGCCATCGTAAATAGTGGCGAGTATAGTATTTTGTTCTGTATCTGTCAGATTGAGTGGCAAGTTGTTCTTGGTTTTGGATATGCTCTTTGATTTGTTCATCTGTTTTATCTCTAAAGTTTACTAAGTTTTTTAATCGTTTTATTTTGTTTTGTATAGATACATTTTTGTTGTTGTATAAACCTTTGTATTTCCTGGTTTTAGAGTCTGTAGATTGAGATCCGCCATGAAATCTACAAAGCATACGTCTTGAGGTAGGGGTAAAATATCCTTTAGCACGACACCGCTTACCGCTTTGTTTAGATGTACCTTCACACCTTATTTTTATCTTTGGCATTACCTTTATAATCTAAATTATTTCTTTTGTTGTATGCAACCTTCTCTCTGTATCTTGGATTGCTATTCTTACTTATAGATTTTAGAGCTTGTAGTATTTTTTGAGGGGACACATACGTCTTTTTCTCATTGGCTTGTAATTCCTGTTTTCTTTGAATGGCTAACCTAACATAATAAGGATTGTTCTTATCCTTTCTCAAGTCTGTCAAGGGGAGCTTCGCTAAATGGTCAATTATTAATTGTTGATTACCTCTATTATTTTTTATGATTTCATCTATTGTATTACTGTATATTAATGTTTCTACTAATGTCTTTACATTTGAAACATTGGATGTTTCATTTTTATACATTGATGTTTCATTTTTATACATACCCTTCTCAAACTTAACAAACTTAGGGTTAATTTGATAGGTCTTACCAGACCTACCTTTTATAGTAGAGATCACATTTAATTTAGTAAGAGTTAGTAATGTTCTGTGAATTGTGGTCCTAGATAGACCTGTATCTTTTTGAATTGTAGAGTGCCTTAATCCTGCTCTATAATCGTTAGATTTCCAACAATATTTCATCAACGATAGATAAACAGATAAGCAATTAGCCTTTTTAGACCCCCCAACCTTATCTAAATGGTGATAAAGCATATATGTAAGCTGTAAAAATCCCCTAGTTTTTATCACAAGTATGCCTTACTCTAAACTCTATTAGTTTTGATACCCAT